TTGCGGTCTCTCATACGTCCTCTTGATTGCTCAAGATTCTTCAGATCAGCCTCACACCCACTCCCGAAGGAGGTCGCTTGCGCTCAGTTTCTTATCTTTTGGTACATTAACCTCCAGGTAAGACCCTGTGTGTGAGACACATTCTTGGGCCCTTTCGCATACGGAATGAAAATGTTGCGGAAAATATACCGCAATCGGAATTACGGCGCCTTAATGAACTTCCGCACAGTTCAAAAACCTTTCGGCTCGGCTAAGTTTTAGGAGAAGTAATCGGAACGGCCGACCTATAAACGGTGGGCACAGAAACAAATCCTGTTAGAGTAAAATCGTCCCCAGCTGAGACATAAATGTCCGGTGGGATCTGAGGTTGGCGGTAACCATACAAATGGTCACCAAAATGCATGCTATCTATAGAAAAGATAACATTGTCGTCATCATGTGCAATCTTCGGACCAAAAAGTCTGGAAACATTCCTTGGGTTGGCGCTCAAAAACTTCAAGTTGGAAAACATTGGCACACTGGCGATGTTGGTGGGCTCCACGGCAGGATTCACAGAAGAAGCCCCGTAAGTAACCAATTCCGGCTCCTCCACCACAGTGGACGCGGTGTATCCGCTCACCTTATAATTTAAGGCGGAGTTTGAGATCGGCGCTGTAGTAGGCCCAGTAGCAATGGTGAATGATCTAGTCGTCATGCCAGTGCCCGCTTGCAAGCGCCTGGTTAGCGAGATGAAAATGCGAGTGAGAGAGCTTCGGGTGTTCTCAGCCGTGTTGACACAAGGTGTGTTGACACGCCACACAACAGAACCTCTGATGCCGACAAAACACATAGACACCCAATTCAGAGGGGTGAAATTAACATAATTCACCGGCTCAAGCATAGCAGTCTGATGTACGGCATTAGTACCCACAGCATCAACCGCTCTACCCGGAAAACGGGGTAATCGTGGGGCCAACACCTGCGTGCGCGCGACAATCGCGTCACCTGATGAACTCCCAACAAACAAATTGGGAGGCAAAACCATAGAGTAGTGGGTTCGCTTCAAGAGTTCCCTCAATGAAACCACCCTCTCACCCATGTAAACTAGGCTCCGCACGTCATCATTATTAGGTTGTGGAACTGCTGCTGTGGTCTCTTCCATGGGGTTAGGATCCTCCCCAGATTGCAAATCGTACAAGTCAAAAGGGGACAAATCAGAACACGAATCAGAAACTCCAGGAAGGGGCCGTGGCATAGCGAACTCTATGTCTGGAGCGGAAACAAAAACCAGGATCTGGACATCGGCAGTAGTCACCGGGGATACTAGGTCGTTCAACACTTCCAGCCTCAAGCAACCGTTAAATAGCGCCGATTGGTAAGGCAGCGTTGGGTTGCCACGGGCCTCATAAGGCTCACTAAGGCTCGACACTGTCAAAGACAGATTCCCTAGCCCCTTCCACGACTCTGCAGCCATGTAAGGGACCTCAAACTCAAAGTTAGTACAAGTAGCCAGATCAATAACCTGGTTCATTTGCAACAATGGGTTGAATGAGGTTGAGCCATTGGGGTCAAAATACAATCTGAGGCGCCCACGGTGAAACCTTGAACACAAAATTTGAAAGCGGAACTTGATGTTCCCCCTCCAGTAAGTAAACAGACTAGCAGCGTGACACATTGGGGTCATCTGTACCCTAGTATAAGTCGCAGCTGCTACAGTGGTTGCAGCCTCTGAAGCAAACATCTCCGGGGTGACATAAATGGTCGCTAAGTTCAAACCAGGTCCATCCGACATTTGCCAAGTCGTAGTCATCAAATAGGATTCCCGACCGCAGAAACTCTTTAAGGAGAGTTCATCCTGCCTCGGGTAACCCACAATAGCAGGGTCAATGGAGAGCTCGTTTTTCGGGTCTAGAGCTAACTTCTCAGTTACTGTACCGATATGAGCATTCGCCAAATTGGGGTTCGTAGCCACCTTCACATAAGTTACGGGCTGGATGGGCGGAGTGTTGGAAAAGCCAAACCAACTAGCTAATCCGCCCAGCGAGCTAGCGATTACCGAAGTAGCCTTCATATAAGGTCCTATAACAGGTATCACTGACAACGCAGACGAAGCTGCTGCAACAGCGCTAGCAAGCGTAGACACTGGCCGAGCTCGAAACTCCTCTCCCTCTGATGTTTCTATGCCCGATTGCAACTCGTACGATGGTCCCTGCAGGTCGATATCCTCAGCCCAAGCAAAAACCACCATATTAACGATGGGCCCCACTGAACTGGAAGCAGTTAACAACTGGCCAAAAGACTTCAAGTCGATTTTCCCTAGCGACTTCATGTCATCAGCAAAAGTGGTCGAGCTGATATCAACATAGTTCATAGGGTAAATGAATGGCAGCTCCAACGTCGCAGTATTACCGATCTGAGGTAGCAACATCACATGGGGCCTCTGCGACAGCCCTACCAGTTGCGCATCCGTAGAAAGGTTAGTGTCAATTACCCCACCGGAGTAGTCCTCAGCATACGTTGTGCCGGCTGCAACCAGCGGTTTATAGCTGGCCAAAACCGCTCCATATTGATAAGGCGACGCGTTCATCACAAACTTCAAACACAACTTTGCCTTAAACCTGGAGTAACCCAACATCTTATTCTTAACCGCTGGCTGAGAAAAGTAATCGTACCACGGATAAAAAGTGTGATCCAAAACATTGGCCTCTTCCCAAGAAAAGTCTTGAATGGGGAAAGGCCTATTAAACCACCCAGACAGGGTGATTTCGGCACCTACAGACCCGTCGGGCCTGAGGTCATCAGGGCCCCCAAAGCGCACAGCGTCTACGCTATTGGATTCCCTAAAATGGGTGATATTAGCCTCACCCGAAGCTATAGAACGATGTTCAGCGAGTCAAATACAACACGTGGGTTGACTCAAACCCAAGCGCGTTAAGCGGTTTATGGCTGCACTAGCCTACCCCACCGGGGTATATTAAGGGGATCGCCCTAAGTGCCTCTAGAGGGTAAGTGGATGCATCGGCAATAACCGGGTAACAAAAATGCCGAATGTGGTGTAACTACCCACCACAAATGCAACCTATCCCATAGAGAGTAGTTTTGGTTTACAGTAGGACATACTACCAAAGCCCTTTTGGTGGAGCATTTAAGCCCCAACCCCGTACATATCAGCTGTGTAACCTTCCCACGATGGTAATGGGGAATCCTCAAACAGCTGGTCGAGGTTAAAATGGGTGATCATATCACCCAATAATCCATCCATGGTCGCGAAAAATTCACGACCATGTTGGTAGCTCTCACGGTGCGCGCTGCGTATCACCGAAGCCAACTGGAATCTCGGCGACTCAGTAGGGCTCCTGCGCCAAACCATCAGACTCCTGATTATGGAATCTTTGTCTAGCGGTGCCCGGATGAACCCGTCCTGTTCCGTAGCCTCCCGTCTATACCCCCTCTTGAGGAAAGAAGTCGTCGAGGCATTCTCGTAATCAAACTGCCTCCCAGATTTCTGCGCGTCGGTATAAGTAATGCCGATGCTTGAAAACAGAGTGGATAAGGCTGAGTGGTTAAACCACGGGGCTTCCTCAGAGACACCCATTTGATTGTCGTCACCGTAAGTGATCAAAGAGACATGCCTCTTAAAATTAGCGACAGTCCTTTCCAGGACCCTCGTTGCCTCAATGTTCACGATATGCGACGTTACAGCCGGGCTCAAACTAATGTAAGCGTAGCGAAGCAGGATAGAATTTACCATGCAATTCACAATTACTGTGAGGTTGTGCCCAGACATGTTAGTCCCGAAGAACTGAATCATGGTGCCAAAGTAGTTGCACGTACCGTAACATATATCGGTGGCAATGCCGCGCATGACCAACCTATCATCGCTGTCATATGTACCAAATCTCCAACATATGGACAATATGATGTCAAATGCACATTTCATGATGTCGGCGGACAGGACGGATTTGTCCCACCCCTTATAATCACCGGCCACTATTCTATCTTCGCCGTGTGAAGTCACATGGTTGAATAGTTCAGTCCATTCTGGTGAGCAGGCATTTATGCCCGGGGCGCCCTCAAAAACATAAGGGTTGGACTGGAACAAAACCACAAAGAGTAGGAAATACCTTCTCACTAAAAGCCCGAAGGCCAGTGGAACCCCATAAATCACTCGAGTGTTAGCCTCTTCGATCTTTTTCCGTGAAGTGGGCTCATCCTTAAGGGAAGCACTAAAGGGTGGATTCGCTGAAGAACCTGCCAAATACCTGGACGTAATAGCATCCATTTCTGCTTCTATCTGGGGGTCTATCGTCCGTACAGGGGCCTGCCGCTCCTCATCAAAGTGGCTGACTGGGAAAAACTTGTCCTTGGACACGTTATGAGGGAAGCCGGCGCTGGACGAAAAATTCAGGGAATTCAAAAACCTATTCCTGGGGTTGCCGTTGACATTATCTATGTCACAAATCTTCCCGAGCACAATTTTCTTGTCCTCTATCCCAAGCAGGATATCATCATAATAACCTTGGGTAGCGGCAGACAACTTAGAAGCACTGAGGTGACCTGTGGACGACATACCACAGAGGTTGTTCCGAGCGGGGCGGTAGCCTGTTAAAACCGGTGGACCTTTCTCACACGTGAACCCTTTGGACTCCATAAACTCCCTAGCCAGGCTGTCGACCACTTCACTCTTCCTGTGGGCTCTGAAGCTCGGACGGCCACCCGGATCCAGGATGGACCCCAGGGGTGTGATTGGGGGTAGCTCTGTCTGATCGCCCAGCCAGTTGGTTGGGTCTTTGGGGTGGGTCTGCCCACTGACGCTGAAAGGTGAAATGTCAATGTCACCCCGGGGTAGAAGGCTGAATTCCTGCAACCCACTTTGGGCCCTATAATCATTTAACTGCGCCTTTGCCCTCTCAATAAGGCACAAAACCTTAGAGGAAGTGACGGGTATGGAAAAAGCCTTGGTTTTATCTCTCTCACTGCCAATGCAGTGGACGCCAGCGATGGAGGGGAAACTATTACCCCCTCTCAGCAAAATCAATGGGGAGCCACAATCACCACTGGCAGTTGGGACTTCACCCCGCAAGTCGCAGCGTATGACACCAGTATCAAGACTGGGTAATAAGGCACGCATCGCAGATGGACAAGCTTCCTTCTCAATGTGGTTGACTACGTTCGCCCTGCGGACCATGATCCCATCAGGGTTCGCCCCCAATGTGTCCACAGAAAGGTAGAACCCCTCCCCGGCGATGGAGGTCGCTTGATCAATGAAGCACGGGGTTAAATCCGCCCCCAGCGGGGTCGTGGGGAGGCAGAAAGCACACAGGTCCGATTCAGAATCATAGTAAATCTTGCTAAGATCGAATGCACAAACCTCACCGGACTGGGTAGAAGTCTCCCATTTGACTCGGATGGTCCCCAGACCCTTGTCCCTGAACGCATGGCCAACAGAAATGAACACGCTGGAGTGAACCTTGAGAGCCATAACTCTCGTCCACTTGTCTTCACCATTCTGCACCTTCAGCGCGTAGACATGCTTCGACACGCGATTAGTGAAGTTAGCATTGCCATTGACGCCAGCATGTGTCTTCTCCATTGTTGAGAGGTTATGCACCCTCCATGGCCTATTGTAAATATTGGGTCTGCCATCCGGCGGTACGTCCTCGCTAGAGACAGCGCCTCCCTGTAGCACCAAGCTATTCAGCAACCGGAAAAATACATATAAACTACCACCAATGGCGGCGGTTGCAGCGAGCGCTTTAACAAATGCATTTCTGCGGCTCTGCAGCCTAATACCCACATAATGCGCCATGTCCATCGTGGATAAAAAGCGTAGATAGTGCAACCCTATGGCAAGCCACCACGGAATCTGGCCGCGCCTCGCAAGACTCCTCACAAGATTCACTGTGGCATTGTAGGTCCAACGACATGCGTAGAATCCTAAGGAAAGGATCGCGATGACCAATGTCATGAGTGCGCACCAGTAGGAGACAGGCGAAGTCCCGTCGCCACCAGGCTCTACGCCCGCCTGACTAACAAACTCGGAACACCGACAAGCGACCAAAGGGAGGTGACAAGAGTCACACACCGAAAGGGTCTGGACCTCCTTAATGTTGTCCTCGACGAAACTCTCATGGGAGCGCCACTTGCCAGCCAATATAGCGAGGAATGACACAGCCTCATAAACGTTGTCGAATTTAGCGACTTCCTTCAGAGCACAGTCCCCATTCTCACGGGCGACGACTTCTTGGATAACAATCTCCCACAAGTCATGATAACCCCCTGGGACAGGCCTTATCTTCTCCTTATCAAGGACTCTCCTTTCTGGGGAGAATGACTGCGTATCGGGTGTCGCGAACTCAGTCTTGACATACAGAGTTACAACATTCTTAAGTCTCCTCCTAGCGGCGAACTCGCTAGTAAAGTAGTTCCTAGCATTCAAAGTGACAGTATTGCTGGTCGCAAGAACCACGTCAGGGCAAAAGGCTATTTTGCCTTTCTCTGTCAAGTCTGCCATATTGGGCGTGAAAGCCACATTGTTGACAATTGGAATTAGCCAAGCCAACTGCGGGTCCACTCCGTTTATGGCCTGCGGTTTATATTGCGCTATGTCATCAATCACAAATATCCTGCATTTTGAGGTTAACCCATCCATGTAAGATGTGGATCCCGAGTACACGTATGTGACATCAGGGTCTTCCAAGGAGAAATTGAATACTGAAGCCATGGTCCGTTTGACTATCTCAGAAAATATAGACTTCCCAACGTTAGGGGACCCATGTAACAACAACGGGAATGGGCATGGCCTAGTAGACCTGGCAGCTTTCTTCATGTTATAGGCGGCAAGAGTCTTGTTCAGGTCACTTTTCATGGAAGTTATCGTGGAATTAGCCTTTCCGAGCGACTTAAACTTGGCCGCCTCCTCAATCGCCGCAATGCGGGCGGTTAAGTTGGCAGCATCAGTATCAAGCTCCCTCATGGACTTTCCACCATCCACTTCTCTCATGATGGTGAAATTCTCCACTTGCAATTTAAATTCACCTAAGTCATACATCCAGGTCGTCAAGCAATGGGGGTCACTAAAAAGCGAACTCCAAGACCCAGTTTTCAAAAAGTCCACCCCGTTAGTGGTCAAAAATTGGATCGCACGGAGTATCTCACGTAGCATATCGACAGCCCCATTGATGGACCCGGTGACGAAGCCTTCACGCATTTGCATATACTTGTGCATAGAGAAGTGTACATCACTCCCCCTCACATATATAACAAGGGCCATGACAGCAACCACTACCTTGACTAGGGATTGGCCAAATCGGCCTTTAATCAGGGCGTCAGCGCGGGCAAGGATTCCAGCCATATTAGACATGAAATCCCCCCCACTCTGAACTTTGTAGTCATCGTCACCTCCACCATCTGATCCTACCGAGTCATCATCCGTATAGACATGCAATCTATCATCAGAAAACTCGCGTGTGACTCCATTGTTGGTGTCAGCTTTAGTATTTTGAGTTACTCTCTCAATCTCAGCAAGTCGAGTGGCCAGGTCTGCAAAAGTGAACTCTTTTGCTATCGAACTAGTAACCTCTTCCATGTTATAAGAGTCACTGGCAGCCCAAGCCTTCAGGAACGCCATGATGTGCATAGAGGCACTCCCACACATGCACAACTTGTCTTTGTACGTGGCCTTCTTCCTGCTTGTAGCAGTATAAGCGATACTAATAAGACCAGTGAGCATGATTAGTAAATCTTCTACCAAGCTAAGAGCCTCAGAGTTTGGCAAACCCAAGTGTTTGAGATACATCGAACCTGATTGCAAAACCCAATCATACTCCCTGATCTTTGGTGGCCAATTGGCGACGAAACCAATCAAAGCCTGCCACTCTAAGGTGAAGAGGAAGACGATATTAATCGGGTCATGAAATGAGGCAGCAAACTGTGCGAGCAAGGCGAGTGTACGCATCCACCCTGGGCCAAACTGCCTAATTAAAAACAGTAAGAACGCAAAGCGGAAATCGTACTGGGCCAAATGTATGGTCACTATCAATTTCCCAGTTTCAACTAGGTCCACCACTACGTGATCGTAGGCATATCTGAGCAAATTGAAGAACAAAAGTTGCAGCAACTTAATCACAAAACCCATGCGATCGGAAGCATAAAACACGAAATACAGGCCGACAATAGCCATGATAAAGCCATAATCCACAACTCCCAACAGTGTTACAGCAACTAACATCAGCGAAGTACTATAAGCTAGTATCCCGCCTGGGTTGTTGTAAATATACGTATAACAAGGCATAAGGGCCAAAATGATATTGAGTGAACGATTTGGGCTATCGCCCGGGTCCAGCCACTTTCGGCGGTCAGATGGACTAACCATCATGGAAGGGGGGAAGAAATCGGTCCATATAAATTCAGATATCATTTGAAAAATCGACTCGCCAATTACGACACACACCCCGAAGTAGAGTGCGACCATAGTTGCGAGGACCAGTGCAAGCACTGGGTTGGCTTTCACCATTTTCGTCTAAAGCAAATTCTGCAGGCGGTACCATCTGGCTCAACAACCCTGACCTAGCGGGCTCAACTTCTGCAATGAAGACGAGGAACTCCTCGCGCCCGTAGTAAGTTTTCTGGTCTAACACATCCTGCCCAAGGACTGGTCTACTGTTTATCAATTAAAGATCAAGAAGCTGAGAAGCGACGACCCCTAACGGCTTAAGCTAGGGAACTCCCAGGTTCCGGAATCTTTCTGCCATCCTCGGAAAGGCAGTACAAATCAATAAACTCTCCAATAGGAGGAACAAAGGTCGGCCGCAATTGCGGCATAACAATCTAAGGTGAAATACACCTATTAGGGGTTGCCCTCTATTCGGGCAGTCAAGCGGACGAACCGCTATGATAAGAAAGTGGGGTTTAAGACACCCCAAAACATGCAAATAAAGCACGGTGTTGTCAACAGCTCATTAGAGCTGGACAAACACCGTAC